GCTGTAGATCAAGGTGGTTGGTTAGGTAAAATATCTAGTGGACAAGCATCACAAGATTTTATTGGTACTCCTCAAGGTAGAGATGCTATGAATGAAATTGCACCTCATGCACCTTATATGATTTCAGGAATAACTAAACCAACAGATTCTCCTGCTGCAAATTGGTATGCTAACTTAGGAACAGGAAGTACAAATCCAGGTGGATTTAATTTAGCAACAGAATACGCAACAGCAAAAGCTGCAATATCAACAAAATTACAAAGTAAAGGGCCAATAGGAATGTTAGCTGTAAGCGACAGTCCATATTACGATTGGTTAAAAACAAACAAATTAGATAAAGGAATACTATAATGGGACTATTAGATACTTGGAATGAATGGAAATTAGATTTATCACCTTATGCTGATAAAGCAGGAGATAAACTACTAGGTACTAAACAATCAGTTCTACCTGGTCAAGACACAATGAGACGAGGTGATGGTCTTATAGATCAAGGATTAAATTACGCTGGTGGAAAAATAGATCAAGGAATTGAAGCAACAAAAGATTATGTATCTGGAGAAGATAGATTAGTAAGTTCACCAAGTATTGGTCAAACAGAAAGAGATGGATTTAGAAGTGGAAACACTCAAGCAGCTAAAGATTTAGATAAAATTACTACAAAAGGAATTGAACTTTTTGATAAAGGAACTAAAAAAGCAGCAAATAAAATAGAAGAAAAATTTATTGAAATATTTCCTGAATTTGAAGGTAAAAATGTTTCAGATGCTGAAAAACAAAAATTAATTACAGGAGCAAACAATGGTAAAGTTGATTCTAATTTAGTTAACTCATTAAAAGAAAGAAATGGCCCAGTAAATGAAAAAGATATTGGAACATTAGAAAAACTTACAGGTGTAAATTTTGATACAGCTAAAGCTAATTGGAAAGACAAAGGTGGATTTGAAGGACTTATGTCTAACCCTGCGTTTTCATTAGGCTTAGCGTTAATGCAATCATCTGCTAATGGTAAAACTATTAACCAAGGTATATTAGATAACTTTGTTAAGTCTGCTAAAATATCATCAGAGTTTAAAGATAGAATTAAAGCTAGAGCTGGTGGAGTTACAGAAGCAACTGGCCCACAGATGGATAAAATTAAAGGTATTCTTGAAAATTCATTTGATATATCAGGCCCATCACTTAGAAGATTATTACCAGGAAATCAATCTGAAAAATATGAACAAGCAGTAGAAGATATTGTTTTCAAAGTTCAAGCAAAAGTTACTTCAATGAAAAAAGCAGCTGAAAAATCTGGTAAAAGTATTGAAGTTGGATCTAGATTGTATAAAAAAATAATTCAAGACATGGTTGATAGTGGACAAATTAGTAAAAAAGGTGGATTAAAATTATTTGGTGTTCAAGTATTTGACTCTACAGTAGAAGCTAAACCTATGGCTAAAGGTGGCCCAATTACACAAGGTAAACCTTATCTTGTTGGAGAAAAAGGCCCTGAGATTATTATACCAAGATCAGATGGTGATGTTTTAACTAATGATGATTCACAAATTTACGCTATGCTATTAGCGTCTAACCCACAACTACAGAAGGTATCTAAAACAAGAGCTGAAAAAATTATGCGTAATAGATTCCCTGAATACTTTGAAGGATAATATATGAGAAAATTTATAATTAAAGGTGTAAGTAAAAAGTTTAAAGGTATACAAAAAATACCTGCACAAAAAACACCTAAGTTTAAATCATTAACAGATACTGATATTAAATTAAGACAGTCAAAAATAGCAGATCAAAATATTAGAGATACTGTTGGATCTGATTCATTTCAAAATTTTAGTCATAGATCATTAGAATCTATGAGAGCTGAAAGTATTGGAAGTAAAATATCTGTAAGAAGATTTGATAGAAGTTTACAAAGTGCATTAAAAGAAACTAGAAAAATTACTGCCACTGGAATTAAAGGAAAAAAACTTAAAGTTAAACAACCTACAAAACCAACATTTGCACAACAAAGTAAAGGCGTAATTAAAGGATCTAGTGTTCCTAGATCAAAACCTAGTTTAATAAAAGCTAAAGATAAAGGTGCTATGAAAGCATATGGTATAGCTAATACAAAAGCTGAAAATTCATTTCAAAGAACATTAAGAAGATTTACAGATAAAACAAGAGTAAGTTCATTTAAAAATAGAACAGCTCCTACTAAAAGACCACTAAGTGCATTTGATGGAGAGCAAGCTCAATATAATCAAAGTATGAGAAGTATGGGATTTGAACCAGATGCAAAACCAGATTTTAGTGGAAATTTAATGACTGGTAGTGGTAAAATAAAAAGTTATAGCAAAGGCAAAGGGCCATTTTCATCTTTAAAAAATAAAAGATACGAATGGAAAAAGAAAAAATGATATGGCTAATGACTTTAATCTTGAGGAATTTAAATTAAAAGACCCAGTACGTAATATTAATGATGGACTCCAAGAGCCTATCAAAGATAGTACGCCTGGGTTTTTTCAGTCTTTAAAGAATCCTATAGATCTTTGGAGAGAAGAATCTTTACCTGCATCTTTATACCAATGGGTATCAGGTAACACTAAAAAGAAACAAGCTCAAGAAGCATACCAATATTTACAAAACAATCCAGACAAACAAGGTTCTAAAATATATAACGAAGCAGAACGAGTAATGAGTCGTTTTGGTTATCTATTAGATGAAGGGCCAATGAACATAGATCTTAAAGAAGTTAAGAATATGATGAAAGCCAATCCTAAAATGTTTGGTGCTGAGCTAGTAAACATGATGATGGCAGACCCATACTTATTGTTTATGCCTATGGGTTGGAGTGCATTAGGTAGAGGTGTAGTTAATAGTTTAAGATTAAAATACTCTAAAGCATTTACTATGACTAGGCAAAAACCTAAGTTATTAAAATTAGCTCAACAAGAAAATGTAGCTAACTTAAAAGTAGGTGCATTTGCTACACTAGCAACACCATTTGTATTTTCTACAGTATGGCAAGGTTCAGAAGATAGAACATTAGATCCCAAAAGAACTACTATTGAAACTACTATAGGTGCAACAGCAGGTGCTGTTATATCTGTAGGCTTTGCAGGTATGAGTGCAGCAGCACAAAGATTAACTCAACTTCCTGGTAAAACAGTTTCACAAGCTACTGCTAAAGTTTTAAAAGATAATCAAATGCAACCTGAGCAATTGATAAAGAAATTAGATTCTGGTAACTACAAAAGTGTAGAAGATTTACTTAATGAATTAAAAAAAGAAGTTAAAGATTTACAGGATCCTGTAAAGTATAGTGCAATGGCTGCAGAGATTACATCAGCCATGAGACCAGCTATAGAAAATGGTACAGATATGGCAATCAATACTGCAATCAAAGCTAGTGCAGTTGGTGGTGTATTTGGTGCAGCACAATTCCTTACATCAGAAGATGAGAAACTTATAGCAACAGCTAAAGGATTTGGATTAGGTGCAGCAGTGTATGGTTCTGGTAAAATATTAGGTAACATACTTAGAAAAACACCAAAAGAATTTGATGAAATTGCATTAGCTGGAGAATCAGCATTAGATGCTTCTAAGTTTTTAACAGTTAAAATTAATACAGCAGCACAAAATTTAGCTAACAAAATTAAAGAAGCTATACCAGATGCTATAGATTCTAGACGTAAAGTATTTTACTATATTACTGGAGCACAAGTTAATAGAAATACATTTGCTTATGATCCTAAATTAAGACCTATTGCAGCTAGTGAATTAACATCTATAGAATTAGATGTAGCTAAACAAATTAAAAAAATATTTGAAGAATACAATTCATTGTTAGGTAAAGAAGGAAGTCAACTATTTACCAATCAAAGATCTAATTACCTACCTTTAATGTGGGATAATTATAATCCAAAAGATCAACCATTTAGATTTGTTAAAAAATTTGATAATCCAGATAATAAATTAAATGTTGCTGGGCCTTCTACTAAATTTGCATTTGGTAAACGTGGTGTATTTCAAGATGTAAACAAAGGTTTACAAAAAAACTATAAAATACGTGAAGGTATGGATGATCCTGCAGAGTTAGTTAGGATGTATGGTTTTGCTGCATCTAAAGCTTTATCTACTAGAGGATTAATTACACATTTAGAAACATTTAAAGTTGGTGGTAAACCACTAATGTATAGAACACTTAAGACTGGTATGGATGGAGATGATTTTATAGAATTTAATCATCCTTATTTTGAAGGTAAAGGTCAAACATATATACATAAAGGTATGGAAAGATCATTAAAAATGGTCTTTGATGCTACTGAAGAACAAGCATTTATGGGTGCGTTATTTACAACTAACCTTATGATGAAAAGATTAGCAGTAGGTTTCTCATTTTTTCATGCTGGAGCTCTAGTTGAAAGTATGTTGTTTGCAGGTAACAAACTAAACTTTATTAAAAAGACTTTAGATCCTAGAAAAAAACCTGAGTTACTTGAAATGATTAACAATCCTAACAAAGTAATTAAAGATTTTCCTGATGCTATAAATCAATTAAAAGCTGCAGGTTATGATGACCCAGTTAGATTTGCACAAGGTGCTGGTTTACAAATATCTACTCCAGAGGATATAGGATTTGATAGATTCTATTTTAACATGAGAGGTATAGATACTTTCTTTAAAAGTCATTTTGGTGTTTCTAGTAATGGAAAAGTAGAAAAAGTATTTAAATGGTTTGACAGAATTACATGGGATAGAGTTTTTACGTCTGCTAAAATGCATACGTTTTTACAAGTATTAGATTCTCCTAAACTTAAAGGCGTTCCTAATACATTAGTTATTATGCCTGGCGATACTACAGCACAGATATATGCTAAAGCAACTAAGGCTGCACAGTTTACTAATGATGCATTTGGTGGACAAAACTGGGAACAAGTAGCGAACAGAATAAGAACACCTTGGTTAAAACAATTAGCACAGACTACAATGTCTCCAGGATCTAGAGGATATATGCAGTTGCTTATGTTTGCTCCTGACTGGACAATATCTAATGTTAGAATTATTGCTAAGTCTTTACCTGCTTTTGAAAGCGATCCAGGACTTAGAAGAATGTATCAATACTATTTTGCAAGAGCTGCACTTACATACGCAGCAGCAGGATCTGCACTTAACTATATATTTAGTGGTCACTCACTATTAGATAACGTAGATCCAACTAGAATTGACTTAGGGAATGGACAAGTTTTAACTTTCTCTAAACAATTAATGGAACCTTTCCATTGGATTACTGATCCTAAATCTACAGGTCTTAAAAAGATTGGGTCATTACCAAGAACAACAATAGAAGTATTAACTGACAAAAAATATTTGACTACTAAATGGAGTCCAGATATTACAAGAAAAGATGATAATGCTATTGAAAAAGGTTTATCCATAGGTGGTCATGTTGGTAAAAGATTTTTACCTATTTGGTTACAACAAGCTTCAGCTTCGGTAGAAAAAGGTTTGTTACAACAAGGTCTATCTTTAGACTTAGCTGCAGACACTTCTGTTGATTTTGTACTAGGGCAATTAGGTCACCCTAGATATAAAGGGCCTAGATATACACAATACAAAACGAAAGGGTTAGTAAGGTCTCCTTACGAAACATTATTCTAATGAGTAGACATACAGAAAATACAGAAGAACTTCTAAAAGTTCATAGTAGAATTGATCTTATTGATCAAAAACTGCACATCCTAGAAACCAATCATTTGGCTCACATTCAGAAAGATGTAGATAGAATTATATACATTATATCAGCTATTGCATTAGGTTTATTAGGACAGTTTTTATATCTTTTAACAAAAAACTTGTAACAAAAAGTTGTACCTTGTTGACTAGATTTATTAGTTAAATAGTTGTAAAAGCTTTAATATGCTTCGCAAATCAATACTTGTTATAAGTGATCAACACGCACCATATCATCATATAGATACACTTGACTTTTTAAAAGCTATTAAGTTAAAGTATAAACCTGACTGTGTAGTTAATATAGGTGATGAAATGGATTGGCACTCAATATCATTCCACGATTCACATCCTGGTTTATATTCACCAAGTCATGAGCTAATAGTTGCTAGAAAATTCCTTCAAGATTTAGAGAAGTTATTTCCTAAACAACATATTATGGACTCTAATCATGGTAGTTTAGTTTTTAGAAAAGCTACTAAATATGGGTTACCTCATGAAATCTTTAAGTCATATAATGATATGCTTGGAGTTGGTAAAGGTTGGACATGGCACGATGATTTGATTATCAAAGCATCTAATGGTCAAAATATTTACTTCTGTCATGGTAAGTTTAAAGACGTACTTAAAGTTGCACAACAATATGGAATGTGTACTGTCCAAGGACACTATCACACTTCATTCAAAATAGATTATTGGAGTAATCCAAATGAACTACTTTGGGGTATGCAAGTTGGATGTTTAATTAATATGAAAAGTTTAGCTTTTGAATATAATAAATTACAGAAGTCTAGACCAGTAATAGGAACAGGAGTTATCATTGATGGATTACCAATATTAATCCCAATGGTTTTAGATAAAAATGGCAGATGGAATAGAAAAATTACCTAGAGGAATTAGAAACAAAAACCCAGGCAATATAAAGCTTGGTACTGATTGGGATGGACTGGCAGATGAACAATCTGATCCAGTTTTTTGTGTATTTAAAGAATCTGTTTGGGGCATTAGAGCTCTAGTCAGAATACTATTAGTATACAGATTTCATCATAAAAGATTTACAGTAGAGGACATCATTGAAAGATGGGCTCCACCAAGTGAAAATGATACAGATGCTTATATAGTATTTGTTTGCAAGAAACTTGGCGTAAATCCTCAAGACAAATTAGATAATAGTATAGAAGATTATTTACCATTAGTTAAAGCAATTATACAAATGGAAAATGGTATGCAGCCATACGATGATGAGCTGTTAGTAGAAGGTATGTACAAAGCATGGGACGGATTCCCAACAGGTTCTAACAAGGTATATTAATATGGAAGGTAGTCTCAGTGAATTACTGGTTTACTTTTTGGTTAGTGGTTGGCTATGTAATGTTAATTCTATTTGGTGGGCCTAATCCAATAATATTTAGATAAGGGAGATTAAGATGTGGTTAAATTTACTATCTATGGGCATTAAGACTGGTGCACATTTATATAAGAACAAACAAACAACAAAACAATTAATGTCAGATGCTCGTATGAGACACGCTGAAAAAATGAGTACTGGTGAAATTGAATATAAAGCGAAAATTATTGAGAGCAATGATCAAGGTTACAAGGATGAGTTTGTCCTTATTCTTATATCTATGCCTATCTGTATATTGGCTTGGTCTATCTTTTCTGACGATCCAGAGATTCATACTAAGTTAACATTATTTTTTGATTACTTTAATCAGCTACCCTATTGGTATCAAGCAATTTTTATAGGAGTAGTTAGTGCTATTTATGGTCTTAAAGGTGCTGATATTATGCGTAAGCCAAAATGAAGAAGGTTGAAGGATATTGCATAGGGTGTAATAAAGAAATTATACACACTCAATCTTTTATTACTTTACCAAATAAAAAAATCTTATGTCCTAAATGTTACCAGAGCTCAGGAGCTCAGCTACCTTTTTGGGATAGAAACAACAAACCAACATTTAATAAATGAGAATATTAATAATACTATTTTGTTTAATTACTACGTATGCTTTAGGAGACTCTACACAAACAAATGTGAGTGGCTCAAATACAGCTATTGAAGGTGGATATACATCTTCTGCTACTACTAATTATGCAACAGGAAGTTCATCAAACTCTACTACAAATAGTACATCAAATTCTAATATAAAATCAGCACCACCAACTGCTAATTCACCATCATTTTCAGCTGGATCACAAGACGTTTGTGCAACTGGAATGAGTGCTGGAGTTCAGACATTTGGTTTTGGAGTATCTGGTGGTAAAACTAATAGAGATATGAACTGTGAAAGAATTAAGTTAGCTAAAGTTTTATATGACTTTGGAATGAAAGTTGGAAGTGTAGCTTTACTTTGCCAGGACGAAAGAGTGTTTGAAGCAATGATTAATGCAGGAACTCCTTGTCCAATAGATGGCAAGATAGGTAAAGACGCTATGGATATTTGGATTAAATACGATTTTGAAAGACCAGATTATAAAACATATGTTAAACGTATGGAGAAAAGAGAAGTAATAGATAAGTCTATTCAAACAAAAGTATTAAAAACTATAGAAACCAAACCAATACATAATGAGTAGAAAAACTAATACAATGTTAATAGGTTTGTTAGGTACAATACTTATGGGATTAGCTACTTGGACACTTATAACATTAATAGAACTACAACTTTTAGTAACAATGATTCAACAAGACTTGTTTAGTATTGATAAGCAATTTGGAAGAGTTTATAGTTTTATAGATTCAGTAAGATGATTTGGATATTAGCAATAGTAATAGGAGGATGTTATGCAATACACAGCGTTAATAAGTTTGCTGATTATATTAATCCATACAACTTCTATAAAAAGTGAAGTCATTACAACAAATAATTTACTTGATAAAAACTTTGATAATGGATCTTGGACAGGAACTGCCGATGGTAGGCATGGTTCTAATGTCATTGCTTCTGAGCATAATACTTATATCCAATCTGATGATATAAGTTTAAAGAATGACGCAAATTTAACAGAATTACAAATACAAAATGGTTATACAACTAATCATGAATTTGAATATTGGCATTGGAATACATATGATTCTAGTGTTAAATCTACAGTAACTATAACAGGAGCAAATGGTGAAACAACAACACAGATTAGGAATTATAATAGTAGTAGCTGTGGCAGTGTTAACTGTGGTGATTACGTCACTGGCAGTGATACTTATACTGTACTTTCAAGTTTACAAACCGACTATGATTTATCAGTTCGATATGATTTTACAGATTCATCAAATGCTACAGAGAATCATTATGGGGTCGATCTCAGGGAACCTTCCCTCACTGTAACATACGAGTCAGATCCTTTTGTTTTAAATGAAGATATTAGAGATGAGATAAAAAATGTGTTGGAAGAATTTAAACCAGAAAAAGAATTTATAGTTAAAGAAGAATTTAAGTTTGTAGAAATTAGAACTGAACCTAAACCAATGGAAGAACCAAAGGTTATAGAGCAATATAAAACTGAACCTAAAGTAGAGAAAGTTTATAATGAAAAACCTAAAGAAGAAATTAAATCAGAAACTAAAGTTGCTGATAAAATTACTGAAGAATACAAAAAAGAAGTATCTACAGAAGTTACTAAACAGGTATCAGATAATGCTAAGAAAGAAGTAATAAAAGAAGATACAGATAAGAATGATTCTAAAGAGGTAGTTAAGAAAGATTCTAAAGAAGAAGTTAAAACTAAAGTAAGCTCTACAAAAACTAAGACAAGTAAACCAAAATTAGATGTAATAATGGCTAAAGTAGACGCACAAGTTAAAGACGCATCTAAAAATTTAAACATTAAAAACATTATTAAATTAGATGCTATGCAGAAAAATTCAGTATCATTGGTAGAGTATAACAATACAGAATTCTATAAACCTAAAGATATATATTTAGACCAAATAGCTATATTTGATAATAGATCTATTTATAAAAACTTTGATTTAGTACAATACAAAAACAACGATATTATAGGAATTAAGAATAGAACATTAGAAGAACTAAACATAAACAAACAAAGAATATTAATAGAACTTAAGGAGCTTAAGAATGGATAAATTAAAAAGTAACATTGGTGTAATTATGGTAATACTAGGACTGATTGGTTCTACAGGTACATTTTACTCTAAGTTTGCTACAATGGAATTAAAAATAGAACAGTTGTCTAATGCTACTGCACCAGATTTAACTGGTATAGAAACTAATAGTTTTGCAGTATTAGATTTAGATAAAAATATCTCTATTCTAGAAAAAGAAATAGAATTGCTGAAAGTACAATTGCAAGAACTAAAAATAAACTCATCGAATCCATTATCTCAATAGTCTCTTTCTATTATCATTTCGATAAAGTGTATTGCTTTAAGTAAATCATCTTTACCACCTTTGTCCTGGTGCCTAATAATATACTTAATTGCACATCCTTCTGGGAATAGAAGTTTGTTTTCTACTACAAATTTACTTGGTTGAATTTTATACTTTTGGTAGTGATCACCACCTATTTGTTTATTATAAGCTTTACTCATTGAATGTTAATCTAAACTTTCCTTTATGTTTATATTTTTTACGTGGTTTATTTAATACTAAATTTTGATCATCTCTTAAAGCATAGAGATCTAACTTCATAGCTTCAGTAAATTTACGAGTAGCTTGAGAAGCATCTATTTCTGCATAAGAACATATAGTTCTAAAATCTACAGAATCACTGGTAAGCCATTGTATAGCTTCACGTTTATCTATAATATGATACTTATATACACCATCATACATAGCATCATGTATAGCTTGGTTTATAATAGCTCTAAACAATTTAATCTGATGGTTGCTCATTAACAATTTCGTATGTCATACGCTGCTCTACAGTTTCTGCTTGTTCCCAAGTTAAACTTTTAGAGTCTAAAGAACTATGTATCTTAATAGCTTCTTCATCTGAGTCAGCTTTAATAATAACTTCTGCAAAAGCAGGAAGTAAAACCCATCTCTTAAACTTATAAATCATATAGTATTTTTACGTCTACTAGCTTCTAATGTTCTAAATAGATCTATAATAAGACCTTCTTTATCACGTTTGTTTTCTAATGTAGATGCTTTAACTTCTGCATCAAATAATTCTTTAACAGCATTGTTGTAAGTATCAGACGCATAAAAAGATTGTTCTTTAGCAGATATACTTTTATCTTCTGAGTTACCTGTAATGTGTAATGCTTTCTTTCTTTTTAATAATCTATCTAAATATTTTACATTAGCATTTGATTCAGCATTAGTTTCATCTGTATCTGAAAGAAATGTTAGTGCATCTTCTAATCGTTTTTCAGTTATCATTTTTATCCTCTGTTGGTTTACAATATGTTAACATAACTTGGTACTCTTTGGTATCTATTTTATAAAATATTCCTACACCTTGAGAATCTTTGTAATATAAATTTTGTTCTACATATTCTTCACAAGTTTTGTAATCTATAAATTTTTCTTTAAGAACATATTTCATTGTTAATTTTGCAGGATCTATTTCAGTTGGGATAATTAACATCATTAATAATTCAATCATAAACTCCTTAATTTAAAAAGGCACTACCACAGTGAACAACCTTGATTCTGTAGTAATGCCTAGTTTTCTAACTCGAGGGAGATAAGAAATTGTTAAAATGGTACATCGTCTTTTAGTATCTCATCGACACTAGAAGCTTTTGCATCTAATACTTTTCTGACTAAATTATCTATTTGCTGAAACTCACTATCAGTTGGTACTTTGCCACCTGACATATAAGACGCAATAAGATTACTCATAGTCAATCTATACTTCTCTGAAAATTGGTCCGAAGTATTTCTTGTTGCATAAGAAGTGTTTGCTGTATTAGCAGAGTATGTAGCGTTAACTGCAGGAGCTGATCCTGAGCTATCTGATACTTCACTTAAGCATTCTATTCTAGATGCCGTTTGATATTGCTTACCAGTTTTACTTGTTCTAACTGGCTGTGCATCAATTTTTAGTCTTGCTCCCTTTGGCCATCTTGATGAGCCTAAAGCTTCACCATATACAGTCATGTCTGTACCATCATCTTTAGTGATGTACACAGTAACTTGACCATCATCTTTCTCAAATGCTTTTTTAAATGAGCATTCAAATGTTTCGTGTTCCATGTTTGTTCTCCTATTTATTTGTTTTATTATTTTTCCAAACTTTTGCATTGGTTCTTATAGCCTATTTAAAAGCTTCTTGCCAAACCTTTTTTGCATATATTCTAGATGGTTCATTATCTGATTTACCCCATCTAAAGTTATCCATAGTTAATGGAAACATTTTAACTATGTCCTCTTTTGTTTTAGCAATATCCAAGATATGTTCTATATGTTTCATAGCTTGTATAATGGTCTCTAAATGACCCTCTCTGCCCTCCATATCCACGCTGTAAACGTCCTTGTAAGAACAATACAGCAATGCTGTCGGTTTATTGAAAAGGTCTTTGTACAGAGCTTGTTGACGCAAATCAGCGTCTTTTGGGTACCATCTGCTATCAATAGCACCAGATTTTAGTCTTTTTATGTAAGCAGTAGCTTTAGTATCTATGATTACATCATCAAATTCGAAGTCAGTAACACCTTTGACATCAAATTTTAAACCATATTTTTCGCCAGGCGAAACAATTTCTTTCTGATAAGAAATAATTTTACCGAACTGAGGAAGTTCTTTAACAAACTGATTAGCAATTATACCAGACCAAAGACATTCGTCATCTGACTCATCACCTTTTAGTTCTAGGTATTTGGTTTTTGCAATATCTATGATAACTTCTTCATCAGTGATTTGGTTTTGCAAAGCATGTTCTGCTGCAGCTTCAGCAGTACTGCCCATTTTCATTCTGGCGTTAGCTTCAGAACTAAAATCATACAAGTTATTAATTATCCAATAAGGTGGAGAATCAATAAAGCTATTAGTTTTAGAAGCACTATGTCTATATTCAATGTTCATATTTATCCTATGGTTAGTTATATTCAAAAGTATTGTAGTTCATCTTATAATGTATCTTTAGACACATTAAAAGGTAAAAGAACTGTTAATAATAGCAGAGAATACAAGATATATAATCTATGTATTTTACTATCCTGGCTATTGCACCCTACACAGGTGTATGGGTGTAAGAGCATTATTGCACGTCTACATAATTGTAACAAAAACAGAGTTTATAGATTAAATAATTTGTACAATAAAAACGAAAAATTTAGATCTTTCGTTGATAAAGAATTAGAAAATTATAAAATAAATTATGCGTCAAATTGAGAAACCAGAGCTAATTTCTACTATTTTAGATAAACGTCAAGTATGGTTAAACATACGTGAATCTCGTTTATTATATATGTATCATCGTAAACTTATATCTATAGAATTATACGAAGCTGGTTCTCGTTATCGTATTATGTGTGAACTCCAAGGTGGAGGAACTGGCAATGTTCTAAAGGAACGTATTGACAATTCTAACACAGACTTTATAACTTCATCTCTTGGTGCTGCATTAGCAGTCAAAGATGTTGATGACGAGATAGGTAAAAGAGTTTCTAAAATTATGAAATTGTTTTGTCATTTTAATTATGGTATTATTGAGATAGCAAATATTTTAGGTTTAACAGAACGCAGAGCATCTAACCAAGTACATGAAGGGTTATCAGATTTAGCAATTTATTATGGCTACAAAAAAGTGCACAATACTATCAGAGGACAAGGTACAAAGAATAAAAGATAAAGAATATCTTAAATGGGTAGCTTCTAATCCATGTATCTTATGTCAAGACACACAGTCTCAAGCACACCATATAACTTTTGCTATGCCTAGAGGTTTCTCACAGAAAGTTGGAGATCAATTTACTGTTCCTCTTTGCTATAAACATCATCATCAATTGCATACTAATGGTATGAGTGAAAAGGATTTTTGGATTAAATTAGATATAGATGCTGTTGATATATGCTCTAAATTTTATAGTCATTACCACGATATGTGGAAGAATAAAAACTTTTTTTATGATGATTCTATGCTTTGGCGTACAGTTTATGATGAACTTGTACCTAAGATACAGAATAACATTGATTTTTTACTGCAACCCAAATAATTAATACAGATATCCTCACTAGAAGTACGCACATATGAATAAATTATTAAAGTTTCCCAAGAAATCTAAGAAGAATTATTCTGAAACATTCTTGGATAATGTTAAACCAGAAGCTATTGGGGATTTTATTAAACGTCAAAATCCTGATATGTGTATTAGAGCTGCAGACGCAATGGCTCTAGCTATTATTTACAGTACATATCTTCAATTAGTTTTTGACGAAGAAGGTCACAATGTTCCAGATAACATTATGGACGCTTTGGAAGAAAACGATAGATCAACTTTTATATGGGCTGCTAATGGCAAAGAAACGCTTCACTAAAAACAAAGTTTGTTTTACTTCTAAAGAATCTACAATCTTTCCTTACGACAAATATAGAGTGGAGTGGCTTGACTGTATAAGTGACTCAGGTTGGGCAGATAAAAAAGAATTTATTAATATGAAATTAGCTACACCTGTAAATGAAGGTTGGCTATTTTCTAAAGACAAAAATTACGTTAAATTGTTTGCAGCATACATACCTGAAGATGATGGTACATACACTTATGGAGATCGTACTAATATTCCTACGTCTTGGGTTGTAAAGATAACTAAAATCTAACCTACTCCTCCTTGGGCCTTTATCTAGTATAGGTACACTTACAGAATCTTAAACTAGAAATACCATTGTAAGTTTACAAGTCCGAATAAGCAGGTTAAATTTACAAGCCAGACAGTCTCCCATCTGGCTCTATCTGTACTAATTTGACGTCTCTAGTACTCAGGCACAGAATTTTTAAATACCTTTTGTAGAATACATATCATTAATATCATCAGAATCTTTTTGAGCTTCTGTTTTTAATGGGTCTGTATATACTTCTTCTACTTTAATTGCAGAGTGTTCTATTATACGTTTTCTAGTAGCTGTTATCTCAGCTTTAACATGGTCTTTAGCGTGTTCTAATACCTGAATTAACTTTGGAAAGTTAGTTGGGTATATACCATATATACTTAGATCGTTAATTGCTGTTGCTACTCTTTGTAGTCCTCTTTGACGTTTTTCTAGTCTCAGAATCTCGCTGTCTGGCATTATCATTTTCTTCCATCTCCTTTATTGTACGTTTTAACTTATCTATTTCTAATTGCTTTCCAGCAAGTAGCATACGCATTGCTCTTTCATCCATGGTCTCTTACCTCTGTTAAGTGTGTGTCTAATTGTTCAGACAATTGCTCATATTCTACAATCCATTCTTGTAAAATCAAGGAATGTTTATCATGTAGAAAACCACATTCTATAGCATTACCAAGTACTGCAACAGATTCTTTAGCATCAGATAACTGATTTACTAAATTATCTATTTCATATTTTTTTGATTTATTTTTAGATATAACTTCTAGATGTTCTTCTTTAAGTTCTGTCATTTTTGCATCTCCTCTCTAGCAGTTCTTGCTGAATTTAATTTATCATTCATTAATTTAGTTAAATTATCTTTCATAGACTCATATTTTAATTGAGTCAATTGATGTTCTTCTTTTTCGAAATCTAAATCTTTACGAAGTTTTAATACTTCTTGTAATGATTTACTTAACTTAGATCTTAAATCTAAGATTAATTTATTTAATTCAAATAAAGAATCATTTAAGCTTTCTTTAGTCATTACTTTC